GCATTGTCCCATTCCTCAAATTTTGTTATATCGCCAAAATTAAAAACATCAGGATAATGGTGTTTCAAAACGGCCATTGGGAATTTTTCAATTTCAGAATACCCAATGGCCTTCCAACCGAGGCCATGCCACGCCACGGTTGCCGCTTCAATACCCGAACATACCGAAAAATAGTTCATTTGATTACCGTGAAAATAATAATTCTATTTCCCCATAGGGTTTTTGATTTTCCGTGATTTTTGCGGCAACGGCAATGGCGGTAAATATTCCTCAAGAACGCGCCGGATCACCTCGGTTTTGGTTCGGCCTGACGCGGTTGCCTCGTATGCAACCCGGGCCAAAATTGTATCGGGTAACCTCATGTTGACGTGTGTGCGCGGTTCGCCGTCCGGCGGCCGGCCCATGACGGGTTGAGCGGGTTTGGCGGATTCAATTTTCTTCATTGGAAAGCCCATTGATTGATTGAGAAAACAACACGTCAACATTCTGGGGTTTGTGTCAACATCCCGCAACACGCATTTCCTGCGGGTTTTTGCCATGCCCGAAAAATCTTTGGAATTCGTGTTGACACGTCTACACGTTGCCGATTAGTATTGAGGCATGGCAACCAAGACGGTTGGCAACCTACACAGGAGTTTTTGCAATGATGACCAACGAACGCCGCCAAGCCATTGAATCCCAAATTGTTCGCGCAATTTTGACCAAGGCAAAAAAATCCGGCTGGAAAATCCTTCTCAATAATGGCGAAGAAATTATTCCGCTGAACCCATTTGGAACCGTTACCCGCATGTTGGCGGAATGCAAATCCGTTGATGAGGAATCTATTGTGTTGATTGATCCGGCCAACGGCAAACGCCGTTCAATTCACTTGGTTTACGGCAACACGGGGTTTGATGTTATTTGCGATTACAATTCTAACCTTGGCGATTGGTTAGCCGATATCAACGATATGGCCGAACGGATTGCGATGAAAATTGGGGCCCGTGGTTGACCCGCTGATGAGGCCCGGGCACGGGCCGAAACGGGGAAAGCCAACCCGTACGGGAGCATGTTGCAACCAAGGAGTTTTGAAATGAACCGACACAATTTGGAAATTGGCGATAAGATCCGTGGCGTCATGACGTGCAGCGATATGTCAACAATTCAATACCGCCTGACGGTTGTTGGATTTGACAATGGGCGGCCCGTGTTCCGCGTACCACAACAGCTATTATCCGTACCATTCACGACTTTCAAATACAAAAAAATCTATATCAATGATGACGCAATCAAGCCCGAGGCAATTGTCCGCGTTGCCCGCTGATGAGTCGCCGGCAGGCGACGAAACGGGGAACGCCAACCCGTCCGGGGAGCATGTTGCAAACCGAAACCAAGGAGTTGGGTTATGGAAAATTTGACGGGCATTCAATGGGCAATCAAGGCGAAGCTTGGATATCAAATTGGATTGGAAATTGACAATATTCGCGGGATAATGTGCGATGGAACCCGAATTGATAGGTTTGTGACGTTTCATTCATCGGGCAAAATTTTGGTTACTACAGAAAACAAAAATGATTTACAAATCAAAATTGGCGTTTATGATTGCGATGTTTCCAATGACGATATTCTCGCCCTGATTTTCGACGGGTTAATGGAAAAAATTTGGCAGGCCGATATTGATTTGAACGATTCAGATACCAACAAAAAATTACGGCAGGCAACCCCGGACGAAATCATTGAATCGTATATTGAGGGCCCAACCGGACATTTTGAAACAATGATTGACGGGCAAACCCGCCGGGTTTTTGCTGAATTCTGATTCAGGGTTGAGGGCCGGCGGTTGGGGCCGCCGGCCGGGGTTGAGTAAAACGGAGCATGGGGGTTGTCATGACACGCGCACAATTTCTGGTATATTTGGCAAAAAAATATCCAACCCAATCGGCCGATTGGATTGAACATTGGGCAGACATTGCGCCAACGGTTTTGAAAAAATTTGAACCGGTTACCAAAGATGATTGGGATATGCTTTTTGAGCAGACGATTTTTCATTCTGAATCATGGGATTGGTTACGGGAAATTGAGTCCCGGGCAACATTGGCGTTGGCCGATGAAATCAGGGGCAACGCCATGGCCGATTTGTTGCGTTCGCAACGTGACAATTTGTATGGGGCATTTGCGGCCTTGGATTCGGCCGTTGCCGGCGGAATGAATTTGGCGGGGCCCGATTCCAACCTGCGGGGATTGGACGCGGCCTTGGCCCGAATTTGCCGGGAATTGGCCGGGGTAATCACGGCCGCCGGAATCGTCGATGGAATCGGCCGGGCAATGGATTCAATGGGAGCAACAAATGAAAAATCCAATTGATGTTGACGGGGCCGCCGTGGCCGCAACGGTTGAGGAATTGGAACGCGACAGCCGAAGCGGCCCGTTGGAAGCGGCATATGCCAAAATTCAACCGGCGTTGGCCGATTGGGTAACGGCCAAAACCGAACATGAATTTGTGTTCCATCGGAAAAATTCCATTTTTGGAAACGCCAAACATTGTTCCGGCCAATCGTATTGCCGCGCGTGTTGGGGTTGTTTGGAACGGACGGCCCGCTGGGCCCAAGGCCGGCAATCCGATTTTGAGGCGTTGATTGTGTGGGTTTGCAAATTGCAGGCCGATATTGAAATTGACGGTTCCGCGTTGCGAATTTCCGTTGCATTGGCCGGCGGAAAAATGGGTTTGGACGAATCCGCCGATTTGGTTGAACGGGCTCAATTTGAGGAGCGCAAACCATGCGAAGATTGATGTTGGTATTTGCGTTGTTGGCGGCCGCCGGTTGCCAACATGCCCGAACGGCGGTAACCGTGTCATTCATCGAAGGCCCCTACAACGTATCGGTTCAGGTGATAAAATGATTGACAACAAATATTTTACGGTTCGCCCGGTCAGGGGCCGCAAACGGGATGAATTTGTTGTGAACAGCCTGTCAATTATGGATTTGCAAATCCGTGACGGCATGGTTGAGGTTTTTGTTGAGGATCATAAGAAAACGGGTTGGGTTCGTCTGACTTGGGAAACGGCCCGGCCAATCATGGTTTGGTGGAGGCGGGGTTGAAATGCTAATTCACACGGTTGACGGGGCCGGCCGCCGGATTGAGTGCCCCGCAACAATGCGGTTGTTGGATTGTTCCAAATGCAAACGGGCAATGGCGCAGGAATCCGAATTTGAGAAGATTTCAAAACGCCGCCATTATGCCAAAACAATTTTGAAATGGACGGGTTTTGACACGGCAACCGGACGGCCCATTTGCCATGAATGTTGCCGAGGCATGAAATAACAAAATTCAACCATGTTGGCAACAACGCCATGGCGTTGCCGGATCATTACCGGAATGGTTGTTGCGGGTAATTTTGCCCGCTGTTCAGGTTGATTGATTGAGGGTTTGTGTCATGACATTAGAATTCAAAAAGGCCGTGAAATCACGCGCCAGATTACGGTTGGCGTTGGTTGGGCCGTCCGGTTCAGGAAAAACCTATTCGGCCATGGCCATTGCCCGGGGGTTGACCCCAAATGGGAAAATTGCCGTGATTGACACGGAACGGGGTTCAGCCAGCAAATATGCCGATTTGTTCAATTTCGATGTTTTGGAAATGGCGTCATTTAGTCCGGCCAATTACGTTGACGCCATGAAGGCGGCCGAAAATGCGGGTTATGATATCATAATTATTGACAGCCTAACCCATGCTTGGTCTGGAAAAGGCGGCGCGTTGGAAATGGTTGACGCGGCCGTTGCCCGTTCCAAATCGGCCAATTCATTTGGGGCATGGCGGGAGGTTACGCCGGCCCATAACGCCATGGTTGAGGCGATTGTATCCTCGCCGTGTCACGTCATTGCAACCATGCGTTCCAAAACCGAATACATTGTGGAGCCCGATCCGCGCACGGGCCGCAATGTTCCAAGAAAAATTGGCATGGCCCCAATCCAACGGGACGGGCTTGAATATGAATTTGACGTTGTTGGCGATATTGACCTAGAACATAGGTTGATTGTGACAAAATCGCGAATTCCGTTACTGGCCGATTCGGTTGTTACCAAACCAAATCAGGCGTTCGGGGCCGTTATGGCGGCATGGTTGGAAGGCAAACCGTCCGCTCAACCCGAGCCAATGATTGGGTTGCCCAAATTGATTGAGGCGGCCCCGGCCGTTGAACCGGCCCCGGTTGAGGCAGCGCGGAAACCAGCGTTGGCAACCGGCAAACAATTGGCTGAAATCCGCAGCCTAGGTTCGGCCGCCGGCGTTGGGGTTGAATTCTATGAATCGGTCAAAACCCGGTTTAACGTCAAACAATCGCAAGAATTGACGAAACAACAGGCGGCCTTGCTAATTGATGAATTGGCAACCATGGCGAACATGGCGGCCAAATAACAATAACGGTTCAACGGTTCCAATTTCAATTTTGTTTTTTTCTAGGGAGTTTTTGTTATGTCCAATGGATTGAGCCAATTTGACGATACATTCCAGCCAATGGCCCCGGGCCGAACGCCGAACATTGACGCCTTGGCGGACGGTGAATACACAATGGAAATCATCAGCGCAGAATTGGTAACAACGCCAAAAACCGGCGAAGCGATTTTGCGTTGGGTATACAAAATCCATGCGGGCGAATCCCACACGGGGGCCCGTATTGAGGCGGCAACGTTTTTTCGCAACGCCGAGGCGTGCAACATGCTTGGCGCGGATTTGTTAGTTTTGGGGATTCCAACCAATGATTGGAAAGCTTCCGCCGGCAAACCATTTTCAAAAATGTTGCCGGAATGTTTGCCCGGGTTGAGCGGAATTCATTTTGCGGCAACCAAGATTTCCCGGGTTGTTGGTTCCAAAACATATCACAACATACGGATCAAAACGCGTACCGAACCGGCGGCCATGCCGTCCGAACCGTTGCCGTTTTGATCCGTTCCGTGGGGGCATGGGCCGGTTGAGTCATGACGGTTGAGATCCGCACGGGGCCCGGCAACAACCATGCCGGCCGGGCCAACGCGGGGAATGGTATTCATGCGGGTTATCGGGCACGGTTGCCCGCATGTTTCCCGGGTTCAATTCCCGGGCCCTGCAATTCGGCCATGGCGGTTGTTGGATTGTTTCCAACAATCATTTCATTGGGCATGCCGCCATTGAACTGTCATCCATGGCCGATTTCATTTTGTAATTCCAAGGAGTTCAGGAATGTTGATTGTTGCGGTTCGTCCCGAAAATCGGGATGACGATTTGTTATTTGAAATTGGCGGGGTTCATTTTGTTGTACGAATAATGAAATTCAATAACAAATCAGGTTCCGTTAAGGTTGGCATTGACGGCCCAACGGCGTTGCGGGTTGCCCGCCGTTCCGTCATGGCCAAACGGGAGGCGGCCGCCGTGGCCGCGTTCGTCGCGTTGGCCGAACAACAATTGGCGGAATCCAAAAATGAAACCAGCCAATTTGAATGATTCCGATATTGCCAAAATCATCGGAGACGCGGCAAATCGGTTCCCGTATGGGGAGCATGATGATTGGTTTCAAACGGCGTTTTTGCATGTTTGGAAACGGTTGAACATTTTCGACCCGGAACGCGGAACGTTCTCAACATGGGTTAACGCCGTGGTTCGCCAATTGCGTCACGACAAAATGAGGGTTCAGTACAACCGGCCCAAAACGGTTGCCCCGAACATGGAATTTGTTCCTGATGATTTTGATATTGTTTCCATTATCGACGCCGTGGTTGACGTTCAAACGGCCATGGTTTGTTTGATTCCCGCCGATAGGGAAATCATGGAAAAAATGATGGAAGGCAAATCAATCACGGATTGTGCCAACGAATTGCAAATTTCCCGGCAGGCCGTTAGCCAGAAATCCCTTCGGGCAATGGCCAAAATGAAACGGTTTTTGAGGCGTTCAATCAATTTGGTAACCAAGGATTTGGAACAATGACAGACGATACAAAACGAATCGCGGCATATTTGAAATTGTTTGTTTCCGATGACGCCATAACAGAATTGCGCGCGTTCGGGCCAACCGGCCAAATTCTATCGGGGACGTTTGACGCCAACCATTTGGAAAGCATGGCGCGCGCGGCCGCCGAAATGCGGGGGTTTCGGGGAGTCTATTTTGTTCCCAACCCAATCAATCGGCCGGCAACCAACGAAATCAAGCCGGCCGGGCAAACAACGGCCGATGTTGACATTGCCGAACGCCGTTGGATTTTGATTGACGTTGATCCGGTTCGGCCCCGCGACACGTCCGCAACCGATGACGAACGCCGCGAGGCATGGCGGGTTTTGTGCAACGTTCAATCCGCGATGGAATCGGCCGGGTTCCGGGGCCCGATTGTTGCGTGTTCCGGAAACGGTTGGCATTTGAGTTATCCAATCGCCCGGGCCAATGACGAAATTGCAACAAATGAAATCAAGGCGTTGTTGGCCGGATTGGACCAACGCTGTTCGTCTGCCGGGGCCCGGGTTGATGTCAAAACCTATAACGCCAGCCGGATTTGGAAATTGTACGGGACAACGGCCCGCAAGGGAATTGAGACGGCCGAACGGCCCCACAGGGTAGCATTTGTTACCGCCGCGCCGGAACGGGCCGCCATTGACGCGGCCCGCAACAACAACACGCCGGCCGCTATTCGGCGGTTGTTGGCGGCATGGGCAACCCAAGATTTGGCATTGGCCGCGATTGAGTCTCAACGGGGGCAGCCCGATTCGGTCAAACGCGCGGCGGCATATTTGTCAAATGTTCCGCCGGCCGTGTCCGGTTCCGGCGGACATTCCCATTGTTATCACGTTGCCATGATTTTGGTTGACGGGTTCGGTTTGTCCGCTGATGAGGCGGCCGCCGCAATTGGCCCATGGAACGCGCGTTGCCAACCGCCATGGAATGACAACGAATTGGCGCACAAATTCCGCGACGCGGCCCGCAACGCCGGCCCGAACCGGGGCCATTTGCTGGCCCAAAATGCCCCGCCAAGGCCGTCAACCGGCCGGACGGCCCAATTGCCGGCCCGCACGCAATACACGGGCCCGGACGCCGTGGCCGCCCCGGAAACCGAATCCGATGACCCGGACGCCACGGCGGTTGACCTATTGAGGGTTCAGGCTACGGTTCAATGGGCATGGCCGGGTTGGATTCAGCGCGGAACCATTACCGCCATTGCCTCCGATCCGGGCATAGGAAAAACCCGGTTTTGTGCCGATTTGTTGAGGCGAATTCATCTTGGCCTTCCGTGGCCCGATGGAACCCCGCCAACGTTCCCGGTTGGAACCGTGGCCGTTTGGATTGCCGCCGATTCCCAATGGTCAGAATTAACGTCATTGCCTAACGAAATGGAATTCCCGCCGGAGGCATTGGTTTTGAACGGGCGGCGTTCAAACCCATATGCCGGAACCAATTTGGATACGGTCGAAGATTTGGCGGAATTTGAACGCCGATTGAGGCGGGTTCAACCGGGTTTGGTTTTTGTTGATACATGCGGTTCGGCCACGGATCGAAATACAACACGTCCCGAGGAGGCCAAACAATTTTTCAAACCGTTGGCCGAAATCGCAACGCGTACCAATTGCGCGATTGTGTTGGTAACGCATTTGAGCAAATCCGGGGAGGCGTTGGGCCGGCGGATTGTTGGGGCATGCCGTCAGGTTATCAAATTGGAACAGCCCAATCCGGAAGGCGAACCGAACCGGCGGCGTTTGTGGGTTGATAAAACCAACGCCAAAAAACCCGATCCGTTGGGAATAACAATGGGCGAAAAAAACGAATATGATAACAACCCGCCGCTATCCGCCGCCATGGCCGGCAATGACGAACCCGGCCGCCAACCGGCCCGGCCCCGTGGCCGTCCGTCAAAATTGGCCGAGGATACGGCATGGTTGATAGAATGTTTGGCATTGGGCAACCGGCGGGTTAAAACGGTGATTGATGACGCCGGGGCCGCCGGCATTTCAATTGACCGCGTATATCGCGCCATGCGGGCGGCCCCGGTTGAGGAATCGGAAATTGACGGCAAGAAATGGTGGAGCCTAATTTCGGACATTGACGAATCCCGGGAATGCGAGGCGATTGAATGACCGATGTTCCGCCAACGGATTTGATTGCCTTGGCGGCGTTGCATGAATCATCATGCGATGATTTCGACGAATCGGAACGGCATTTGTACGGGGAAGCTGCCCTTACAATTGTTGACCTACGCCGGCTGAACCAACAAACCCGTTGGTTCAGCCTGTTTTTGTATGATGAGAAAACAACCAAATTGGTTGCCTATTGCGTTTGTAACGTTAGGAAATCCCGCGTTTATGTTTTTCGGTTGGTTGTTCTTCCGCCATATCGCGGCCTTGGAATCGGCAAATATCTTCACGATTACATAATTTCTCCCGGTCATCATTACGTCGCCAACGTTCCGGAGCGTTGGTTGCCCGGCCAAATATGGTTGAGGCGTCAGGGTTGGCGGGCCGCCGAAATTGACGCCGGCCATTTTCCGGACGGAGACGCCGTTGTTTTTTATCGCAATTTGCGAAATTTGACCGAACCCGAAGCAATAACAGAATAGGTTCAACCATGGCGTTTTTTCCGCTCAAATTTGATGAATCGTTTGACCCGGGGGTTGGGGTTGTTGATCAATTGACTTTGAATTTGCCGGTTCCCATTTCGGCTAACGGAATGAATGACGTTGGGCGCGGCCGCGTTTACCGTTCAACCGGTTACAAAATTTGGATTCAGGAATGCAAATTGTTGGTTGGCTCAACCCCGGGCCGCGTCAACGGCATTGTTGAAATCAACATGGATTTGACCGGCGGCGTTGGTTGGCGTTCCAATCGAGATTTGGATAACGTTATCAAACCAACAATTGATTTGATACGCTATTTGCATATTTTGGTTGATGACAACGTTACCATTGTTCGGGCAATCACGGCCCGATATTTTGAACCGGAAAAACCCCGTGACAAATGCAAATTCCGTGTTGTTATCCGGAGAATTGCCGATGACAACCCGGCCAAGTAAAATTGCCATTTCAATTATGATCGAACGATTGGAACGCTTATCCGTGGCCATGGCGTTGACGGCCGCGCAATATGAATGGTTTTGTATGAATCTCATTCCGGAATGGTTTGGCGAAATGCCCCAATCCAAAAAACGTTGCCCGTATCCTCCCGGTGATCCGAACAAAATTTCATTTTTAATTGATAGATTAAAAAACGGGGAGGCATTGTGGCACCCCCATGACGCCGCATGGAACGCGGACGGGGAAGAACTAATTGAGGAAGATTGAGCCATGAAAATCCGCGATAGAATAAAAGAATTCCGCCGCGTTCCCGCCGGGGATTTGTTGCCAAATCCGCGCAATTGGCGGAAACATCCCAAGGCCCAAATGGAAGCGTTGCAAGGCGTGTTGGCCGAGATTGGATTTGCCGGCGCGGTATTGGCCCGGGAAACGCCAAACGGGTTGATGTTGATTGACGGCCATTTGAGGACGGAAACCGCCGGCATGGCCGAAATTCCCGTGTTGATTTTGGACGTTGACGAAAACGAAGCGGACAAAATTTTGGCAACGTTTGACCCGTTAGGGGCCATGGCCATTGCGGACGGGGCCAAATTGGACGCGGTATTGAGAAATATTCAAACCGATAACCAAGCGTTGGCAACCATGTTATCGGAATTGGCCGTTGGGGCCGGAATCATTCCGGGCGACGATACCGAATCCGGCCAACCAAATAAAGAAATTTCAAATGAAACATTGGCCGAACGGTTTGGAATTCCGCCGTTATCCGTCATGGATGCTCGCCAAGGCAAATGGCAAAATAGGAAACGGGCATGGATTTCGTTGGGAATTGAATCAAAACAAGGCCGTGATGTTCGCGTTTATGGAAATGGCGGTTCCGATCCGGTTACACAAAAATTGGTAAAATGGAGCAACGGTCAATCCGTTTTCGACCCAGTACTAACAGAATTGATATACCGCTGGTTTGTGCCAAAAAATGGAATTATTCTTGACCCGTTCGCCGGCGGTTCCGTCCGTGGAATTGTTGCGGCAAAATTGGAACGCCAATATATTGGGGTTGATTTGTCAACCGGACAAATTGAGGCAAACAACGAACAAGCAAAAACGTTTCAATTCAATAATCCGCCGGTTTGGCATATTGGCGATTCAATGCAAATTGACAAAATATGCCACGGAATTGAAGCCGATTTTGTTTTTTCTTGTCCTCCCTATGCCGATTTGGAAAAATACTCCGATAACCCAAAAGATATTTCAACAATGAAATATGTTGAATTCCTTGAATCATACCGTTCAATCATTTTGAAATCATGTTCAATGCTAAAAAACAATAGGTTTGCTTGTTTTGTTGTTGGCGAGGTTAGAGACAAAATCGGAAATTACTATAATTTTGTTGGCGATACCGTTCGCGCGTTTATTGACGCCGGTTTGCAATTGTACAACGAAGGAGTTTTGATAACGCCGGTTGCCTCGGCGGCATTGTTGGCGGGAAATCAATTTGTGAAATCAAGAAAATTTGGCAAGGTTCACCAAAACGTTTTGATATTTGTAAAGGGAGACGCCAAAATCGCAACGGAATTTTGTGGGGAATGCGAACATGGCGATATTGAAAACATGGAGGAATTCGGTGAAATCATGGAATGAACCGGTTGTTCAACAATTGGATGAAAAAACATTTGTTGTTCGAGACGATATTATTCCCGGCGGAACAAAACGAACATTTGTTGATTCCTTAATTGAATCAACCGGAGCCGAAGAAATTGTTTACGCTTCGCCGGTTTATGGCGGGGCCCAAATTGCAATTGCCCACGCGGCGCGTGAATTGGGAATCCGGGCAACCATATTTTGCGCCAAACGAAATGAACCCCATGCCCGAACAATTGAGGCGAAAAATGCCGGGGCCAAAATCGTATTGGTTCCAAACGGTTATTTTTCAAATGTTACGTCAAAGGCTCGGCGGTATTGTGATGCAACCGGGGCAACGTTGTTGCCATTTGGTTTGGATTGCCCGGCCGCAATTGAGGCGATAAGCGTTAGGGCCCGCCGTGTTCAGGAAATCATTGACACAAAAATTGAATCGGTTTGGGCCGTTGCTGGTTCCGGTGTTTTAATCCGTGGAATTCAAAACGGTTTGATTGCCCAAAACTATAACGCCGTTCAAATTGGCCGGAAATTGAATCAATCCGATGTTGGGCAGGCTACAATTCACGTTTGCCCGTTGACGTTTGAAACCAATGCCAAAATAAAACCGCCATTTCCATCTTGTTCCAATTATGACGCAAAAGCTTGGGCCCCATTTGTATTGGATACAAGAACAAAGTTATTGTGGAATGTTATGGCGTGATTTTGCCATGAAACGCCATAACTAAAAGGGACGAAATAACAATGAACAAACCGCGTTACACTGATAAACAAATGATTGCCGCCATAACCCGGGCCCGTGGTTTGGTTTATTTGGCGGCCCAAAATCTGGGTTGTGATCCGGCGACGATATTTCACCGGGCCCAAAAAAAACCGGCGATTCGGGAAATCATTGAAACGGAACGAAACCGGGTTTTGGATTTTGCCGAAGCCAAATTGATTGAGGCGGTTGGCAACGGGGAGGCATGGGCCGTTTGTTTTCTACTCAAAACCCAAGGCCGCAAACGCGGTTTTGTCGAACGTTCCGAGGTTCGTCAGGAATCCAGAATTGTGTTGGCAACGGACGCCGAGGAATTATCTGATGACGAGCTTGCCGCTATCGCCACGGGACGCGGCCGAATTGTTGATAAGACGCCGGACGGCCAAGAAATCATTGATTGATTTCGCCCGCTATACTATGCCCGGATATCAACCGGGTTGGTATCACAAAATGATTTCAGATTGTGTTGGCGAAATGATGACCGGCGATTTGAAACGGTTGATCATTTCATTGCCGCCAAGGCATGGCAAATCAGAATTGATTTCGCGGCGGTTGCCCGCATTTCTGTTAGGTTGCAACCCGGCAACGTCAATCATCGCGTCATCATATTCGGCCGATTTGGCAAGCCGAAACAACCGCGACGTTCAACGAATCATTGATTCATCAGGATACAAAGCGTTATTCCCAACAACGAAATTGAATCAAGGCAATTCCCGAACGGTTGCCGGTTCATGGTTGAGGAATTCCGATTTGTTTGAAATCGTCAATCATGGCGGCGTTTATCGTTCGGCCGGGGTTGGCGGCGGCATAACGGGCATGGGCGGACAATGGCTTATCATCGATGACCCGATCAAAAACCGCGAGGAGGCGGATTCGCCGGTTTATCGGCAAATGGTTTGGGATTGGTACACGTCAACGTTTTCAACCCGACAGGAATCAGGCGGCCGAATTCTAATTGTGATGACCCGTTGGCATGCCGATGACTTGGTTGGCCGGTTGTTGGAATTGGCGGCCAACGAACCCAAGGCGGATCAATGGCGCGTCATCAACCTGCCCGCCATTGCCCCTGATGAGGCGTTGCCGGATTATGACCGGCGGCAACCCAACGAACCGTTATGGCCCGAACGATTTCCAATCGATGAATTGGAACGCATGCGGGCAAGCATGGGCGAATATCAATGGGCCGCGCTATACCAACAACAACCCCGTCTTGGCGGCGGAACGGAGTGGCCCGAATCATATTTCAAAAATGATGTTTGGTTTGACGATTGGCCCAAGACAATAACAATGAAAACGATTGGGGTTGACCCGTCCAAGGGCCGCGACGGCAAACGCGGCGATTATTCCGCAATCGTTATGTTGGGCCGGGACATTGACGGAACGCTGTACGTTGACGCGGATTTGGCCCGGGTTAATTCCGAAGTTTTGGTTGATTCAATTTTGGAAACCCAACGTGAATTTCGGGCCGATATCATTGCGGTTGAGGCGAACCAATTCCAAGAATTGTTGGCCGTTCAAATTGGGGCCAAGGCGCGTTTGGCCGGGTTCCCGGTTCCCGTTATGCCCATTGTCAATACCGTGGCCAAGGCCGTCCGGATTCGTCGGTTGGGCCCGTATCTGGCCCAAGGCGTTGTACGGTTCAGGGCCAACCGGCCCGGCGTCAAATTGTTGGTCAACCAATTGCGTGATTTCCCGGTTTCGGAACATGATGACGGCCCCGATTCGTTGGAAATGGCGTTGCGGGTTATGATTGATTTACACAATGGGAAATCGGCCCGTCCAGCGGCCCGGAGGGTAACGGCATGAATTGGTATCAACGAATAATTGAGGCGGCCACGGGCCGCAAATCCGGCCCGCAAACGCCAACCGCGCGCCAATTGCGTGAAAATCTTGAGGAACAAATCAGGCTAAAACATTTGGAACGCGCCAAACGGTTTTTGGAATCAGGCCCCGCAACGGATTATTGGTTGGCAGCCTACACAAATGTTTTGGACCGATACCGCGACGGCGGCGTGATATCGTACCCAATATCACAACCAACCGACCGGCGTTGGGGTTCCAATTTCCCGTTTTGGACCAGCGAAGCCCAATTGTCATTGATCCGGGCCCAAGCCCGTTTGGTTGTTGCAATGAACCCAAACGCGTACGGGTTGCTCAATGGTTTAACCAGTTATGTTGTTGGTTCCGGGTTCCAATACCGAATCACGGCCCGGCCCGGAACCGGGGCCGATGATTCCGTTATTGCTTCCGCCCAACGAATTGTTGACAAATTCATTGAACAAAACGCATGGGCCGAAATGGAACAAGAATTGTTTTGGCGTTCCCGCGAAGACGGGGAATTCTTTTTGAGATTGTTCCCGCAACAATCCGGCCAATTACACGTCCGAACGATTGAGCCCGAACAAATTGTTCAGCCGTCCGGCGGTTCATTTCAGGAATGGTCATACGGAATTCAAACCGAACCCGATGACGTTTTTGCCATAACAAATTACCATGTTCATTATTTGGCCCCGGGCGGCCAAGATGAAACCAGCCCAACCAATGGCGAAATTGTTCCAGCTAACGAAATCATTCATTTAAAATGCAACGTCAAACGCTCAATCAAACGGGGGTTGTCTGATTTTAGTTACGATACGTTGGAAGCGTTCCAACAGGCCGGGAAATTGAGGCGGAACATGGGCGAAGGGGCCGCCGTTCAGGCCGCCATTGCCGCGATTCGCCAACACGAAACGTCAACATCGGGGCAGGTTGAGACGTTCATTCAACAAGCCGTTGATTATTCAATTTCCGATCCAACAACCGGCCGGGCCCAAGATTTTCAAAAATTGGAAGCCGGATCATTTTTGGATATTCCCAAGGGCATGGCGTACGTTCCGCCGCCCGGGGCAACCAACGCGGCCGCCCATTTGTCAATTGCCCAAGCGTTATTGAGGACGGCCGGCAACCGACACAATGCCCCGGAATGGTTGACCTCATCAGACGCCAGCAATAACAATTATGCTTCCAGCCTAACGGCCGAATCCCCATTTTTGAGGAATTGCCTACGGTTGCAAGAAATCTATCGGCGTCCGTTCGTCCGCGTGATCCGAGCCGCGATTGTTGCCGCCATGCGGGCCGGGATTTTGCCGTCAAACATATTGAGTCAAATTGAAATCATGGCAACCGCGCCGTCCGTTGAAACCCGCGATAAGGCAGCCGAGGCGGCCGCAAATCAAATTTACATGGCAACCCATGTTAAGAGCCCGCAAATTGTCGCGGACGAATTAGGGGTTGATTGGGAACGCAACGTTTCCGATTGGGAAGCCTACGCTGATGATTTCGGGCCGCCGGTTGCAAACCCAAACATGCCCGGTCAACCGGGCCCGGGCATGGAATCGGAATTCAACGGAAATGATTTTGTCGGTTGATTTTTACGGCAACGCCAAATCGTTATGGCGCAACGTTTTAACCGGGGTTGCCGTAAAATTGTAAAAATCCAAATCCCCATAGGGAAATTGATTTTTACATTTTTACGGCATGG